ATCAAGTGGTAGCGTCATGATGGGTGTTGTCTTACCTGCTGACATGCTGGCAAGATCAAATTTTTGCAGTGCTGTTTCCAAAGCATTTATATCAATATCTTTTTTTGCCCCTGCGATCTTTATTTTGTAGTCATATGACTTAGTCGATTCTGTTAGGTAGTCTTTAAACGTGCTCATATGCAATATTTAGTCTTTTTTAAGCAGTTTCTTCATTAATTCGTTACGATCAGATATGACGAATCCGTCACTTTCTTCCACCGGACCACCGTCTTTGTTGCCCTGATCTAACTTCTGCTTTTTAAGTTGTAATTCGATCATTTTGAGTTTCTTGTCGATCTTGCCGCTTTTGGCGTCTATGGCATTCCTTAGGAAATTTCCTGCAACTTCAAATATCCTTCCAGAATAACGTGAATCAACGTTCATGCCCAAATCCATTAGATTTTTGTAGCTCTCTTCCGCTTCTATGGCCAGTTTGTCTAACTCTAGGTCTGACAGTTCGCCCAACCCTTTTACCTGTGGCAGTGCGGCCGCAACCTTGTCAAATTCTGCATAACTTTTCTGCAGATTCTTCTGTGTCTGTGGATCTAAGTTCTTGGCGGATGCGTGTTGTCCGTTGGCCTCTTTGATCTTCTTGTCTTTTTCCTTCTTGTCTACCTCTTTGAATGCTTCTTTGACATTTGGTAAATTGAGAATGTCTTCTAATTTCTTTGTCATTGCTCTATTTACTTACGTTTGCCATTGTGGAACAACTGTTCTTCTGACACCACCCTGAACTTGATCCGCCTCTGTTTGGCGTAGGCGTTGGCGGCCTCCCATTTGGCCATGTTTATAACCACCTGTTTTTTCTTGGCCATGCTCTTGCCCGCGGCCTCCATTGAGGTTTGGCTCATGGGTTTGACCTCCACCATTTCGGCATGTTTCCTTCCTTCCTTGTCCTGGTATACGATGAAGAAGTCAGGCACGTACACAGTGTACTTTCCTGTGAATGGATGTCGGTACGGAATTTTGATTGATTCACTCGCCCACTGGTACACGTTAGGGTGTTCATCGCATAGCCTCATGAATGCGTGTTCCCAACTTGACCTGTAAGTTGGCGTTTTAGTGCCCACGTACTTCTCTTGGTTCTTGGGCATGAACTTGCCTCTTGCGAATCTAGGTAGCATTATGATATGATGTTTCTAGATACTGTGTCTTTTGTGGCCAGTGTTTTCCTCACACCCAACCTACTTGATTTGTATCTGTTGGCGTTCAAAATTATTGTGATAAGTTCAGAAAGTAGAGCAGGAGTGGCGTATGTCAACTGGTCTAAGATCTTTTGTGGTTTTACATCGTCTATCTTTGCTTGTGAAAGTATGGCGTATGCTGTTGACTCCGCCGCCGCCCGACTGAATCCTCTTTTTACAAAAAATGCTATAGTACTGTCATATTCACCAACGTTGAATTGGTAATCTGTTTGGTAGTTGGTTGTCGTAAGTTTATCTACTGTGGCCTGCAGACTGTCTTTTTGTTTTGGTGGTAGATTGGTGTAAAATTCGTCCATTAGATATTTGCCTTTTCAGTTACAACTTCAACATCGAAAGAATCCCTGTCTATTTTTATAAAGCCTTCGGTGACAAGTTTTCTCACATCAGTGATCGCCTTGTTTGAGTAAACTGTTTTAACGGAGTCTGAGGATGCCTCGTACTCAACAGCAGAAGCATTAGGAGTGAGACCTTTACGTGATCCTATGTCTTTGTAATAAATTCCAGATGCTATTTCTGTACGAACATCTGCATTATTAGTAACCAAATTGTATACTTCATCTGGTCCTAGGAAATTTGTGAAGTCGACTGTGTTGTTTGTTATCACTGTTGTGTTTGCCTGATTTTTGTTGTCAGCGGTTCCTCTTGGACTAGCAATTGCCGCCGCACTCGCCACGGCCACTGCTCCAACAGAAAATTGAGCAACTGGATTAGTTATTGTACCTGCCTGTTTACCAATATCTAGAATTCCTTCTTTTGCTATGCCTTTCAATTCTTCTTTGACTGCAGACTTCTTAATTTTTTTAGCATTGTTATAGGTATTAGACGCTGACAGTATAGCACCAAGGATGTTTCCTGACTGCACATTTCTTATAACAGAACCAACACCGTCCACTACTCCACCCGGACCAAAAATGCTGTTCGTACCACCACCAAGCACTGTCAAAGGACTAGGCGAGTTGTCGTAATTTATAGTTGCAAAACCAGGAACATTGTTTCTGTTTATTATTCCTGATTTGTAAATCACAGTCTCATAAAGTATCTGCATTGTGTTGTTCAGTACACCGGTACCATCTGCTTGGTCTAGGTTGTCGTGTGAGAAGGATCCAATCACTGGATTAACAAGTCTCATGGACGTGAATCTTTTTTTATGCAACACAAATATTTCAATACCCCTTAGGTAAGGCTTCTGTCTTGCTCGTGGAGTATCCATACCAAATTTTGTTATGGTTTTTTTATCAATGCCATCGTAATAATCGTCCTTGGTGTTGTTGATAGTCAAGTCGCTGTTAAGGTTGATGGAATCTGCTATATGATATTCATAATACTTTTTCCAAAATGCATTCACGGTGTCTGCGTGATCATCATGGAAAGTTATGTTAACTGGCTCGTATGCTATCCTCGTGGCATTATACATCTTCTTGTTGTACTGAGTCTTCTCTTCGTAACTCATATTGTACTTGGGAAGGTCGCACTGCTTGACCAACATGTTCAAATGATATCTTTCATTTGGCTTGAAGCCATCCACAAACAAAGTTTCGTCTGTGTCGAATACCACGTGGAACAGGAATTTCTGTTTCGGCATCAACTTGTAGTTGTCGTCTATGTACAATCTACTTGCGTGTTGGTAGTCCTTCATGCCAGGAAGTCCGTCCTGGAACCCTTTTAAGAAGTTGTTTATGCTTGGCATACTCGTATTTATGGCCACAAAAAAAGCGTCTATAAAGACGCTTTTGATGTTATAATTGCTAACTTAATTTTGTGTATTATTGTCCACCACCAGTACTTAGAGTACCTACAGTCCTAGCCACCGCTGTTCCGATTCCTGTTCCTGTTGGAGTCTGGATCGCGTTGTCGTATCTGATTGACATCGTGATAGTCGCTGGTTCTGAAGAATTGTATGCTAGTGAGTTGTAGTTTACGTCTTGAACGTACGCACCATACAATTCAAATGTTTCTAATACATTTGGTGTAGATGCTCCGTTACCACCGTCAAGCATTTCAATCCTGCCTGTGAATTTGTAGTCAATCCCTGATGCCGCCGAACTTTGTTCAAAGAAATCAAATTGTTTCTGGATCTGTTCACCAACCAGTTTAGTAACTGAGTTGTTCACGTCATCTCTTAGAGTGATTGTGATTGGTTCCCAGGTGTGTTTACCTGCTACGTATACTTTAGAGTTGTAAACGTCTAGTGTAACTGTGTCAAAAGTCAAGTTAGGTCTTGTAATGTCCATAACTTGTTTTGTTAGTTCTGATCTTGGTGTTGATACTCCAAAATTCTCCAGGATCGCTCTAAAACGATACTGTAATTTTGGCATCAACAAACCTTGTGATGCTGAACTCTGATCGTTTGCTAGTGGTACTGTGAATTTTGATAAAGTTGATATTGCCATCTGTTTCTCCTATTTATTCAAAATTAGTTCCCTAACTTTGCAATTTCTCCTGTGTTTTTAATTCTCAACGGTATGTAAATGAACTCAACTGATTTGATTGGCTCAATCGCTATGTCCACATACAATTCGTTTCTGTCGATCCTTGTTGCTGTGTTGTTAGTGTCATCACAAACTACTAGGAAGTCATATAACGCTCTCTGACCAACAAGTTCTAACAAGAATGATTCAACTGCTTGTTTGATTTCATTTCTCGTTAATTCATCATTTGGTTCAAAGATGAACGGTTTAGCAATGGCATCTAATTGTGATCTTAGGTACACTGCTAATCTTGAAACGTTGATTCTGTCTAACGCTGAACTTGCCGATGTTTTCGTCAAGTTACCGAAGTTCACGATCCCTGCACCTGAGAAGAAAGTTATTGGATTAACCTTGACCTCGTGCATTGAATCTCTCACTGACTCCGTAACAGATATTGTTTGGAATTCTCCAGACGCTGTGTCTATGTAACCAACAGACGTGGCGTTGTCAACGATACCTCTTCTTGTTCCCGATGGTGCGAACCATGGGAAAGCGATGTTGTCGTTGTTTGCCAGTGTCCTCAACATCATGTGTGATGATGGAACAACGATTGATTTACCTGTGTTGTCAGTTGTTAGACCAGATGGATAAAACACACCCAAGTAGTCACTTGAGCTCACTAGGCCATCTTCACCGTTGTCAAGTGCTGACGCCGTGTTGTTTGCCCAGTTCTGTATAGCAGTTGACGTACCTTCTAGTCTTAATGGTGTGTCACCTACTACAAACGCTGTGTTGTTTCTGTCTGTGTTTAGGTTAATCATGTTTGCTATTGCTTCTGGATAACCAGGTGTTGCGATAACATTGAATCCTCTTTGGTCTTCTCTGATCGCTTGGTTTGTGTCTATCTCAGATTTGATTTGCTCAACAATTACTTTTCTCTGTGCTTTTCTACCGAAAGATCCAGAACCGTCTGCGTTGTTGCTTGATTTAGTTACCCATCTGTCTGGGAAATAAGTCGTTACTGACTCATTACTTGCTCTGATGTTACCTAAACCAGTTGCACCGCTTCCTGGATATTTTGTAGTTGTGATGTAACTGTTTTTGTATTCCTTAACATTGTAACCAGATCTTCTTGTGTTCCATAACAAGATACCTTGTGGGTAGTTGTCTGGGTTTGGAGCATCTGGATCTAGGAAACCATCGCTCAATAAGTCTTTGATCGAACTTGGTGTTCCTGCACCGCCAGTGCTTAGGCTGTCTGCCTTATCCGCTGTCGTGTGCCATCTAGCATCTGCGAAAACAATACCATCCTCTGTGGTCTGGTCTGCCTTGTCAACTAGTTCCCAGGCCGCACCCGAAGTGGTCACTGCCACTTGGTTCGCTGTGTTAGTTGAACTTAATGTTGCTGATGTGTTGTATTTGTAAAGTTTTGGATAGTTCTCAAGGTCACTTGTGTCAATCCATAAGTCGTTAGTCACAAGTGCAGTACCGTCTGACTGTGTAGTCGGTGCTGTTGCACTAAACTGTGGACCATTTGGATCAGTTGTTGCGTATGCTGTTGCATAACCTACCCAAGTTGTTCCATTGTGGACCATGATATCTGCTTCATCTGTAGAAGTGTCATACCATAATGTACCATCTGCTGGTTCTTGTGTTGGAGAACTTGTAGATGCAGTGTAACTTAATCTCTTCCAGTTACTCGCTACTATACCTGTGTTAGCACTTGAGTCGATACTATCGCCTGTTGGAATGTCATACAAGTTGTCGATCAATGTTGAACTGTTCGCCGTGTATGTTCCATAACTGTGTGCAGTTGATTGGCTGAATCCAGCATCTGCTAGTGGTGTTCCTAATGTGTCAAACATTCTGAACTCACCACCCAGTTTGTGTGACATCTGTATAGCACCTGTACTCAATTTAGTTGCTGTAACGTTTGTCAAGCCTGCCGCACTCACCGCCGCCACAAATGCATCTGCGTCCGTACCGCCTAGTGTTACAGTTTTAGCCGCCGCTAACGTGTTACTGTTTTTTACTGATTCTTGGATAGTGAAAGTCTCTGTGCTTGTGAAAGTTGGAGATGTTTCATTACTTGTGATTGATGTAGCACCACCTTCGTATCTGAAGAACTGGAAGTCACCAACGTTTGGCGTTGCGTCATTGGCATCAGCCGCCGTCATTGATTCCTCTGTGATGTTGTACTGTACATATAAGTCACCTACACTTAAACCTGTTCCACCGTTTGCTGGATCTAGGTTGTAGATCGCTGAGTGGTGGTTAGCGTAAAGTGGACTTGATACTGTTGAGAAACTAGCACTTGAAGTGCTGTAAAGTTTAGCAACTAGATTAGCACCTGAGTTGGCACTTGTAGTCTTGAACCAAACTGAACCGTTGGGTCTGTTCTCGTCTGCTGTTTTCCAAGTAGGTCTGTTAGTGTGTTTGTCCTGTAATAATTTTACACCGTTGTAAGTTCCAGCAGTGATTCCTAATTGAGCCAATACACCATTTCCTTCTTCAATTCTTATAGTGTTAGCACCCGCTGTTGAGTCACCAAGTGCCTTACCGTTGTGGAAGATTTCTAGGTTACCTGTCGTGCTATTGATTGCTGAAGTAACGTTAGTTACATTAGAGCCAATTGCTGTGTTAACATCTGACAATGCTGTACCGCCCGGAGTGATTGTAACACCGTTCATTACGAAAGTGTTACCACTTGTTACTGTTGTTCCTGAAGCAACTGTGAATATTGGCAAAGATGTGTGCCACGTTTCTGAACCAACCTGTACCCAAGTGTTACTTGCTGTCTTCTTGTAGATCTTGTTGGTAACGTGTGTTGTGTTGATTGCGTAATCGCCTATTGATCCAACTGAAGTTTTAGGTGCACCAGTGCTCACCCCACCAACTAGATCGCTAGTTGATGTTATCTTGATTGGAGTTTTCGCTGTGAATTTTTGATCTGTTTTTGACCACTCAAATAAACCATAACTGCTTGATGCAAGGTCAAACCAGTATGTTCCGTTTGTTGGTGCCGCCGTCGGTGCTGAAGCACTTCCAACAAGTTCCGCTGTGTCCACGTTCGCTCTTAGGACGTATGCTCTGTTGGCAACTCCTAGGAAACTGTAGGCCGCTTGTAAGCCATATTCATTCAACTCATAACCGTTCAATGAATTTCCTGAAGCGTCCGTGTAGAATTTTGGATCTCCAAAAGTCTCTGTTAATTCTCTCTGTGACGAGATCAAGTAAGCAGTGTTGGCGTTAGCAGTTGTTGTACCTGTCGCCGTGCCGTCTCCTGCACCGTTGTTCTTGTCCTGTGATGATGCTACTATGAATAGTGGTGTTGTACCCGCATCTGATGGTACGTAGAAACTTTCATTTATTACTGAAACTTCTACTCCTGGTGATGTTAATGCCATTTTTCGTATTCTCCTTGCAAGTTACGTATATACTAGAGTTATTTATTCAATCGTATGGTTTTTACGACAGAATTTACCATTTTGACGGTGCCTATATAGGGAACGTAAATACCCATATGCTGTACACAGACAGACCTTTATGTAAGACCTGTAAGGACAAACCCAGGGCATATGCCTACAAGCGAAACAACAAGATATACTGGAGGAGCCAGTGCGACACCTGTATCAGGAAATCTGCTGGCAAGAAAATTGGTGGGGTAACTGCCCTACAGAGATCAGGCTACAAGAAGCGTAAGAAATGTGAACTGTGTGGATTCAAGGCTCAGGATAAAGCACAACTGGATGTGCTGTTCGTTGACGGTGATCTGAGGAATACTACGGCTACAAACTTAAAAACTGTTTGTGCCAATTGCCAGAGGCTGGGTAGCACCCGTAGGCTTGGATGGCGTGTTGGCGATCTTGTCGCTGACGATTAAAGCGTCTATCTTAGAATATAGTTCTTCTTTCGTTCCGTTGTTTTCTATGGTGAAATCAAACTCTTCTTTGGCCCATGCATACTCCGAACTGTGTACTCCCTTTGGTTCAATATTGCCCTCAACATAGTCGACGAACCAATCAGGATCCTGTCCTCTTTTTACTAGTATTATCTTACCGCCGTGTTGTCTGATCTGTTTGACTTCATTCGGGAATCTGGTGTCTGCTATCACGGTGTTTTGACCTTTGTATCTGCCGATACAACTGTCCACCCAAATTCCGTCGTACATCTGACCACGCATTACTTCCGTTCCGAAGTACTGTAAAACCCATCTTGGTGTGGTTGGTTTGCCAAACTTTTCACTCCAGAAAGCATCTGGTTGCTCTCTCCAGTGTCTGCTGGATTCCGTGTCTCCTTCCAGCATCGCCCTGTCCCAATTGAACATTGATGCTACGGCATCTTTAAGACTTTTTGCAAAACTGTCTTTTTTGTATCCGTGTTGTTCTACCAGTCTATCAGACACAGTGCCTTTTCCAGAACTTATTAAACCTACTACACCTATCAGCATAAGGTTTATTATACTATTTTTTTAGACGTTTTTCAATCTCTTTTATTGCTTTTCTCACAGATCTCAATATTGATGCTCTCAGGGTCTTCTTGCGTTCTTTCAAAGCCTTTATGCTCATTGTTTCCAATTCATCTACCAACTTTTCCAGTTCGTCGAGTGAGAGGTCAGAGTACTTTTTGTAATTGGATTTTTTCATTGCGGAGTATTTAAATGGATTTTTTGGTCAATTAACCAATAACAAAACTGTGTGGCGTGCCACCTTCTGAATAGTTTCCTATTTCAGTTTCTAATCTTTCCATCTCGGCCTGGCCTTCTTGCTTCAATGCATCACCGTTCAGTGTTGTGCCACCCTGTGGACCTGCAATGGTGTTGAATTTGCCTCTCGCTTCACCTAACATTATTTTAGATACGGCAAGAGTGTAATCTCTGATCCATGGTTTTGAGTAGATGTCCTTGAACAGTGTGATGTCAGGTCTGTAGTTGTCTGTGTGCATCAGTACAGTCTCATCGTCTGCCCTTGGTCTTTGAGTGATAGTCAATTTTTTAGTCGCCACGTCAAAATGAAACTGTATGAAACTACCAAACATCTTGCCAACAAGTTCTTGGTACGATGCGAAAGCGTAGTATGTGGCTAATCCGCCTGTTGCTCCTGCTCTAAGAAGATATGTGTTCGTGTATGCCAGGTTGAATGGTTCGAATAATGTTCCTCCTTCACCACCTTCTGTCCTTGACCCCACAGTCCTCCTGTTAAGATTCCTCACATTGATGATCTCATCTGGCAGTATGTAGGTGTTCTGATTTTTTTTAAGTTCTAGGAAAGCATATGATTCTTCAACAGCGTTTGAAGATCGCTGTCTGAATTTATTAACTGCTCTTTCTAGTGCCGTTTGATAGTGTTTTGGGTCTAATTCAACGTCAATCATCCCGTCACCGAGATTGTTCTTGACGTAATCAAAAATTTCCTGTTGTCCTGTTTGTAGTTCTGACATACTCATATTTATAGTCATTGCCTGTGCAATAAATATGTATGATATGCCAAGATTATCCATTTTTAAGCCTGAAAAGGGCAACGACTACAAG